CCAAGAATTATTCGTCGTGATAGACTGGCGCTTATCACAAACACTACCGCAAATCAGGTAATTTATAATTTTTCAGATCCAAGCCTAAGAGCAACAGGATACACCACAACACCAGTCGGAAGCTCTGGATCTACAACTATTGTCCTTAGCTATAATACTACAACCATGTCTAATGCAGACACACTCCAAATTATTATTGATGAATATGATGAGAAATTTAGCCCATCAGAAACATTTACAGACCCAGTAAGCAGAATGCGAATATCTCAGGGTCAATCTTTAATTGATACAGATTTTGAATACGGTCAACAGACAACAAAGTGGGAAAACCTAGCCCTTGTTAATAATAGACCGTGGTCATTTGAAGGACAAACAACTTTATCTAACGTAACTGCTATTACAATGTCAGCAGGATCAAGAACTGTAACTGTAGCAACAGTAACTCCGCCAGCAGTCGGCACACCAGTATTTATTCGTGATACTAACTTACTCTTTGCAAATGGTAACTTCATAGTAGAATCAGTATCATCAGGCACCAGCTTTACATACACTGCCCGTGCTGCAAACTATACATCAATAACAGCACTTTTTGATTCATCTAAAACAGTAGTTACTGCAGGCTCTCTTTATACACAAGCAGCAATTGGCGGAGCTCCAACATTTACAGTATCGGGAACAGATTTAAGGGTATCAGTAACAACAACAGTCCCACATGGATTAATGCCAGGAAATGAAATTGCTGTAGTTGGTATAACTGGAACAAATCCTCCAAATGGTAACTTCTATGTATCTACAGTAACATCACCAACAGCATTTGTATATTATGCAAACTCTTCAGTTGGTAATCCAGCATCATTAACTACAACTTCGGCAATACTTTATGTAAGACCAACATCACTATTTATGCACAGACCATTTGACGGAGGAGTACTTTTTGGATCAAATAGCGCATCTCCAAATGTTAGCTCAATTCGTCAAACACGTAGACAGTTTAGATATCAGTCTGGTAAAGGATTACAGATTTCATCTGGAAGCTTAATGCGACCTTATTCAACTGTAGATCAACTAACATCTTCAGGAACTACAGTAACTGTTCGTACTCGTGAAGCACATAACATTCAGCCAGGAGCTCAAGTAATTGTTTCTGGAGCAGTGGAAACAGCATACAACGGAACATTTACAGTAGTATCTGCTCCAAGATTTAATACATTTACTTATACTGCAGCAGCAACCCCATCAGCAACACCAGCATCTGGAGACCCTGTTGTTTCAGTTTCTTCTTGGTCTGGTGCAAAAACAAGACTTGGAGCATTTGATAATCAAAACGGAGTATTTTGGGAATACGATGGCGCAGTATTGTATGCCGTACGTAGATCTTCTATTTTACAAATTGGCGGAAGAGTATCAGTAACAGCTGGATCTAGCACTGTAACACAAACAGATGCAGAATATCCAACCTCATTTGCTAAGCAATTAAGAATTGGAGACATGATTACACTTCGTGGACAATCTTATAAAGTTATAAATATTGCTTCAGACACATCTATGACGATTAATCCATCATATCGTGGCATATCAAACGTCACATTTGGAACCGTAACAAAAATGGTTGAAACAAAAATTGCACAATCAGCATTTAATATTGACAGACTCGACGGAACAGGACCTTCAGGATATGTATTAAACCTAGGTACAATGCAAATGTTTTATGTCGATTATTCATGGTATGGGGCAGGAACAATTCGTTGGGGAGTTAGAGGCTCTGACGGTAATATAATTTATTGCCACAGAATGTCTAACAATAACATAAACTCTGAAGCATATATGAGATCAGGAAACCTTCCTGCTCGTTATGAGACAACCACAGACACCCCAGTTACATTTTTAACAGCTACATTAGCTCAGGCTGCAACATCAATGACAGTTAGCAGCACAGCAGATTTTCCAAATAGCGGAGTTTTAATGGTTCGCAATGGAACAATTTCAGAAGGAGTTACTTATACTGGTAAAACAGGAACTACATTTACTGGCTTAACTCGTGGACAAGCAGGTTCAGCAGTTGCTGGAGTTACAACAACCTGGGCTTCAGGAGCAGTATCTGGAACAGTTTCTTCAGCATCAGGTATTCAAATTGGACAACGTGTACATTCATCCACGAGTCCAAATCCAGTTCCAGACGGAACATTTGTGACAGGAATATCAGGAACAACAATTACATTAAATGAAGCAGTTACAGCTGCTAACCCAAATTTAATATTTGCCCCAATGGGAGTAACAGACTCAGCATTTACTTTTTCTGCTACAGCCCCAACTTCGGTTGAATTGGCTTACCCAACATTTTCTCCATCAATATCACACTGGGGAACAGCAGCAATTATGGACGGAAGATTTGATGATGATAAGTCACTTGTCTTTACTTTTGGAACCCCGTCAGCTACAACAGTTGGAGCAGGAGCATCAATTGCTCTTATGTCAATTCGTGTAGCACCATCTGTTGATAACGGACAGATTGGAAACTTTGGTGCTCGTGAAGTTATAAATAGAATGCAACTTAAACTAGAGTCATTTGGTTTTGTTCAAACTGGAACACCGCAACCTCTACTTATTACATTATTACTTAATGGAGTACCATCAACATCTACTGTATGGACAAATGCAGTTGGTAACGCCGTATCTCAAAACTCATCACTTGCTCAAATTGCATCTTTTGCTGCAGGATCAACTACAATGACTGGTGGTGAAGTTGCTGGAGGTTTCTTTACTGGAGGCACAACAGATAGACTTGATTTGTCAGAAGTTCGTGATCTAGGTAACTCAATATTAGGTGGTGGCGGACCAAACGCTAATACAAACGTTTATCCTGACGGCCCAGATACAATGACAGTTCTTGTTAGAAACTTAGGATCAGCTTCCGCAACAGTATTCGGACGCTTAGGCTGGACAGAAGCACAAGCGTAAAAGGAGGAGACATAATTGCCTCTAAATACAGTAAATTTAATAAGCCCCGTAGTTACCAGCTTATCTTCCGTTAGACCAGAAAATATACAAAGATGGGTTTATAACGGATCAGATGTAGCAGCAATAACACCAACTGGAATGTTAGATTTAAGATCTTCCACAACTGGAACGCTTCCATCTAATTCCACTCTTGGAAGTTTAGGAACAAAAATAGTTTTCTATTCAGCAGATGCTATAAATCCAACTTGGGGTTTTGGATTACAAAGCGGAAGACTTGTGGCTTTGATTGATTCATCAAACCCTGGAAACTCATTTTCAATACGATCATCAATTGGCGGATCGGATATAATTAGATTCCAGAATGACGGAAACATAGGCGCAAGATTTTTAGACTCTATTAATAATAATGGGGCATATATTGATATGGGACCTGGCGGATCTGGGATTCTCGTTGCCAATCGTACTCCTTCACATATTACTATTTCAGTTAGAGGCGCAGCCTCACAAACTGCCAATCTAGAAGAGTGGCAAAATAGCGCTGGAGCTATTCTTGCAAGGGTTTCATCAGCAGGTGGAATATTTTCTACTGCTAACAGCGTATTATCTGGCGGATTATCAGTTTCAGGTAATTATGGCGGAAGTAATACAATGGAGATTCCAAATAGCCAAAATATTATTGGGCTTACAATAAGAGGATTTTCAACTCAAACAGCTAATTTACAAGAATGGCGAAATAGCGCTTCGGTATTATTAGCTTCAATAAATCCTTCTGGATTTTTAAGTACTCCTAGAATTAATTTTACAGGCGGAACCTCAACAGTATCAGCATTAGCATTATCTGATGGCACACTATCATTTGAAAGCACAGCAGGACAATTATTTTCAATATCTAACTCCCTTACTGGAACAATATTCTCAGTTAATGATATATCAGGATTGCCAATTGTAGAGGCAACAGATTTAGGTATAGTTAAAATTAATGAGCTTTTTGGACAAACAGTAGTTGGATCGGGCACACCAACTTCAAACACAATGTTAACATCAATTGCAAGAACAGCAACAAGTGTTCCAATTGTTGCAAAAGGTGCAGCCTCCCAAACTGCAAACCTGCAAGAATGGCACAGTTCTGATGGAACTGCAAGAGCAACCTTAAGATCTAGTGGCGCACTAAATCTTGGAACCTTAATAACAGGAACACAATTATCAGTAATCCCATTCAGCAACACTACTATTGGAATAGTTGTGAGAGGCGCTGCCTCCCAAACTGCAAATCTTATGGAATGGCAGAATAGTTCTGGTACTGTATTGGCTAAAATTAATGCAGACGGAGGAGCCAATTTTTCAGGTACAAATGTTGATATACGTGATGGCAGTGGAAACTTTACAATTAGAAACGCTGGTACTACTGCCTACTTTACAAACTCATCATTATTAGTTGGAACAGGATACTCAGCGGGAATTGGTGTAATTATTCGTGGTAATGGTTCACAAACCGCCGACCTTCAACAATGGCAAGATAGTGCTGGTACGGTGTTGGCAAAGGTTGATACATATGGTTATTTAACATCATATGGTGCGGTGTTGCATAGCGGTAATGGAAGTTTTGAATCTGCTTACGGCGGAGCATTTATGGGAATGAAAAAAACATCATCTGCTGTTGCAAATCCTGGGGCAGACATTGCCCGCATATACCTTGTTGCTGGAACCACCGCAGGAACTCTCAAACTGGTAGTGCGTGCAGGAGCGTCAGGCGCAGAAACTACTATTTTGGACAATATACCACAGTAGCCACTTCCATCTTAGGCTAAAATATAGTACAATAGAATTCATAGTTCCCAGGGGACTATGTTTACGTAAACAAAAACAAGGAGAAAAATATGTCAATTGACTATTCAGGTCTATTAACCGATGAGCAAAAACGTTCAATCTTGTCACAAAGATTGACGCAGTTTGCCGCAGAAGCATATCAGCACGAGATCAATAAAAAGATCGCTGATGATTCAGATAATGAAGAGGGCGTTAAGGCAGCAAATGATGCTCTTGCAATTCTTGATTCAGCAATTACAGTTCACCAAGCTGAAATAGCTAAGCTTCCTGCACAAGCAGAAGCAGAATAACTAATATCATTCAGCATAGGCCTTCGGGCCTATGCTAAATATATATATTACATGTCATAAAATAAGAGTGTGAGAAAATGTCCAGTAAAATTCTACTAAGAAGAGGTACGGCGGCTGAATGGTCTTCAGCTAACCCAATCTTGGGAACTGGCGAACTTGGAATAGAAACAGATACACTTAAAATAAAAATTGGTAATGGATCTAGCACATGGTCACAATTATCTAGTTACGCAAACGTAACACCAGCACAATTAACTTCTCAAATAAATAGCCTTATAAGCGCAGCCCCTTCAACCCTTGATACATTAAATGAGTTAGCGGCGGCAATAAATAATGATGCTTCTTTTTCAACTACAGTAAATAATCTTTTAACAGGTAAAGTATCTAAATCAGGTGGAGATACAATTACATCTAGTACGGCATCCACGGTTGGCTTAATTATCAAAGGCGCAACCTCTCAAACTGCCAACCTTCAAGAGTGGCAGGACTCTGCTGGAACTGCGCTTCTACGAGTAAATAGTGCTGGACAAATACAAGCACCATTAGATACATCAGTTGGTTTAGTAGTAAGGGCAGCAACTGGAAACGCAACTGCAACAATTACTAGCGCATCTGGTTCTGGAACAACAGTTACTTACACCGCTACAAATACTTTTACTGCTGGTCAGGCTGTAACAATTACTGGTGTAAACCCATCGGCTTACAATTTATCTTTTGTTACAATTGCAACTGCTAATGCAACAACTTTTACAGTTACTAATGCCGCAACTGGAACTTATGTTTCAGGTGGAACTGCAACTATTCAACAATCTGGAAACTTGCAACAATGGCAGACTGCTGCGGGAACCATTCATACACGTATAACTGGACTTGGTACATTACAGACTAATAACAACGGCTCATTTGATATGGCAGTTTTTGCTGGTAGTGCTGGAGCTACTCAAATTCTTGCTGGTGGATCAATTCGCCAAAACTCAAATTTAAATAACAGTTTTGGTGGTGGAACTGCCACTGGCGTAATTATCAATCTTGGAACATTTGCTACAACAAATGTTGGTCTTAGAATAAATGGTGTTGCCTCTCAAACCGCCAACCTTACAGAATGGCAGAATAGTGCTGGTACGGTGCTTGCAAAAGTTGATTCTACTGGTGTCATGTCGGTTGCAGATTTAATAGTTAATAATCAAACTACATCTGCTACTTTAGCAGTAAAAGGTTCTTCAACTTCAGGAAAGTTTGTAGGATTATTTGCTGAAAATGGAATTACTCCTCAAAACTCTACAATCGGGCCTACCATTGCAAACAGAATGGTAAGCGTTCAAGGCAACGGCGCTGCATTTTTTATGGGCCGAGATGTTACAAATAGTATTGAATTTATCATGGGTACATCTAGTGTAGGTGCTGTTTTTGCTGGTGCTATGACAGCGCACGACTTGCATTTAAGAACACAAAATACAACTAGGGCTTGGGTAAAAAGCGCTGGAAAATTTGCAATAGGGGCTGACATTTCAACAGGTCAATTAAATGTAACGCCTGCAAGTTCGGCAACAATTGGTTTAGTTGTCCAAGGCATAGCATCTCAAACTGGCAACCTTCAAGAGTGGCAGAATAACAGCGGAACCGTATTAGCTAAAATTACTGCATCTGGAGCATTAGATGCAACAGCAATTACTGTAAATGGCGCAGCAATATCAACAGGATCAGCAAGTGGTTTATCAGATGCATTCATGTTAATGGGCGCATAATTTAAAAAATAAAGGAGGAATAAAATGGCAACAACTTATAAGGTACTAGGACAAGTAAATCCAGCGGCAACAACTGCAGCTACTCTATATACAGTTCCTACAGTTACAACACAGACAGTAGTTTCAACTATTGTAATAGCTAACTTATCTGCAGCAGCTGCAACTTTTAGAATTGCGATACGACCAGCGGGAGCAACATTAGCAAATCAACACTATATAGCTTATGATGTTACAGTAGGAGCATCAGATTCAACTACACTTACGTTAGGACTTACACTTAACTATGCGGCAGCAGGAGATGTAATAACAGTATATGCTTCTTCAGCTAATTTAGCATTTAGTGCTTTTGGAAGCGAAATATCATAAAAAATGGCAATATCCAGCGTAAAGATTTCATCTATAGTTAATGGTTTCCCTAAAGATAGATCTTTGCTTGCTGGAAATTTAACATCAGCAACACCATCTGGGTACGTAGCTGTAGCTTTAAGTAAAAGCCCATATGTATATGTTTATAGATGGTACAATGCATTTGGCAGAAGATATTCTGATCCCGCTTCCCTTCCTTCTGGTAGCTCTGGCAGAGCAGTAAGATGGTCAAGATCTGGAAATGATCTAGCCGTTACTAATTCTAATATAGTTACAATTTATTCTTGGAATAATTTAAATGGATTTGGAGCAAAGCATACTTCGTTTTCTGTACCATCACTTGTTGATGTAGAGTTCAATCCTGGAGATACTGTATTAGCTGTTTCAGGAACTGTTACTCCTTATATATATGCCTACCCATTTACTTCTGGTGTAGGGGTAGGAACAAAATATGCTGATCCGTCAACTTTATCTAATATTGGACTAGGAATACACTGGTCTCCATCAGGTAATGCAATTGCAATAGGTCATAATTTTCAATCCCCATTTATTTCCGTCTATTCATGGTCAAACGGTTTTGGGACAAAATATGCCAATCCAGCAACACTGCCAGTTAACAGTGTCTTTGACGCCGCCTGGTCCCCATCAGGAAATGATATTGCAGTTCCTTATACTGGTTCACCATTTATTTCCGTCTATCCATGGTCAAACGGTTTTGGGACAAAGTATGCCAATCCAGCCATATTGCCGAGTGGAAGTGCTCATGCTGCAGCCTGGTCACCATCGGGAAATCAAATAGTAGTGACCCATAACGTTTCCCCGTTTATTTCAGCATACGATTTTACATCTGGTACAGGTTTTGGAACTAAGTATGCAGATCCAATAACTTTAATTACAGGTGGAGCAATAGGTTTTGTAGGCGCTACTGTAAAGTGGCACTCTTCAGGAAATGCAATATTATTTGGTTGCGGCAATCCATCACGTATTGGCGCATACGCTTGGTCTGACGGATTCCAAAGAAAATATGATGATCCGATAGATGCAATTATAAACAATACACAAGGTGTTTCATCTAGTGTAGATCTAAAATAAAAAAGGAGAAAAAAATGGAAAATAATCAAATGCAAGAAAATCAATTAACACCAATACAAGCTCGTCAAGCAGAAGTTAATGCTTACGCTGCAAATATTGTTAACTATGAAAGTATCTTGTCATCAATTAATGGTGACTGGGATGCCGACCTACTTCAATTTAAAGGTCTAGATATGCAAGAAGCAGCTCGTCAATGCTCAATGGATCGTCTAGAGCGTCTTGGAGAGCTACAGTTACACGATCAAGTAACAAATTTGCTAAAAACAGAAATTGTTGAACGCTTTAAAGCACAAACAATTTTAAATTCTTTATTAAATTCTTAACATTTAATATAAATAAAAAAAGGAAAAAATAAAATGGCAGTAATTAAAATTGGTAATTCTGGAATTAAAAAAATGAATAAAGGTATCTCTTTATTGGTAGGCAATATAGCATATACTCCTAATTTTATTGCCGTAGGTGTTGGTTCTAACAATGTTTTTATTTTTCCTTTTTATGAAGGTTCCTACATAGAAAAAGTTTTTCCTAATACAACCTCAAATATGTCGTTTGGCTATGATGTTTCCTGGTCGCCATCAGGAAATAATTTTATTCAAGGAGGACTTTCAACACCGTATGTATCTGTGTGGCCATGGAATGATAGTGCAGGTTTTGGAACAAAATATGCTAATCCAGCAACACTGCCACCTAGCACTACATACTCTGCAAGATTTTCTCCGTCAGGAAATGATGTTGCAATGGGACATAGCAGTAGCCCTGAAATTTCAGCATATAGTTGGTCAAACGGTTTTGGGACAAAATATGCTAATCCAGCATCATTACCTACCTATATTACAGTAAATTCTGTAAGATTTTCTCCATCAGGAAATGATATTGCACTTGCAAATTATTATATTCCAAACCTATCCGCATACCGATTTACATCTGGTACTGGATTTGGAACAAAGTATGCAGATCCTGTTGGATTACCAAGTGGTATAGCAAATGGCGTGGCTTGGTCTCCGTCAGGAAATATTGTTGCTCATGCAACGGATTCTTCTCCGTACATATCTGCATATCCATTTACATCAGGTACTGGTTTTGGAACAAAATATGCTAATCCAGCAGCACTCCCAACGGGTCTTGGTAAAAGTGTGGCCTGGTCTCCATCAGGAAATAATATTGCAGTTGCACACACCACATCCCCATTTATTTCTGTCTATCCGTGGTCAAATGGCTTTGGAACAAAATATGCTAATCCAGCAACGCTTCCAACGGGCGACGGTAAAAGCGTGGCCTGGTCTCCATCAGGAAATACAATTGCAGTAGCACATTTAACATCACCATATTTATCAGTTTATAAATGGTCAAATGGTTTTGGCACAAAATACGTAACTCCTGAATTTTCAACAAACAATGTTTTCAGCGTGGCATTCAGGTAAGCTTACCGCATATTAACATTAAGGTATAATCTAATTATGTCATATAAGCTAAAAGTTATAAAAGATGGCCCAGTAGGGTTTTGGATGTTGGATGAAACATCTGGAACTACCGCTACGGATATATCTGGATGTGGCAACAATGGAATATATACTGGTGGATTGACTACAGGACTTATGCCACTAGTTCCTGGCGGAGTTAATGGAACTAATATAACATCTTCAAAAAGTATTTCTTTCCCTATAACAAAAGATTACTCAGGATCAATTTCTGGTGGAAATATTGCGGACAAATACTCCTTGGACAATGACTTTTCAATAGAGCTATGGCTATACCCTAAAATAACTACAACCAATCAAACTAGAATATTTGCAGATCCTACAAGCGAGGCAGGATTATACTATATCAAAGGAAGTATTTTATTTAAAATAGGCACAGAAACAATATACTATACTCTTCCTAATTTAAAAAAAGCATATCACATAGTAGCGGTATATTCTGTAAATGCGCTAATATTATATTGTGACGGGGTAATTGTAGGATATAAAAATATAACATCTACAATAACACTATCTAATACATCTACTACATTTCAATCAGGACCTACCGCAAATGCAAATGACTCTTTTACAATAGACGCCATTGCTTTATATAGATATTCTTTAAAACAAGAAACTGTATATTCTCACTTTACCTATGGACAACCTATAAATCCAATTCAATTAGCTACCCCAGAAAATGGAATTTTATTTTCTTTAAATGATGAAAACGTAAGACGCATATTTGAATACTCATATCCATATAGCAAATCTTTAGAAAACTTTACAAATGACGATGTAGTATTTAATCAGGAAGATCAATCAATATCAATTATTCCTTCAACTACCGTAACTGCAAAATCTGCAGAGTTTTCTGACTATATAGTATTTCCTACTAATATTGGAATTACCAATTCTAAAATAGAATGGAGCGGAGAAAACGGAATAACCGTAGAAACCAGTATAGATGGATCAACCTATACAGCCTGCGTAAATGGACAAAATATTCCTCAGTACGCACAAGAATCTTTTGCGACGGGTGGAAAAATTTATATTAAATTTACTTTAAGTACAGAAGATGCTAGTAAATATATCCCAAAACTATTATATCTTAATATATCACTTTTTAGATCTATAAATTTAAGAGCAGATAACTCAGGATATGCCCTAACCCCAGTAGATGAGGAGTACTATTTGGGTCGTAAGAATTATAATATTTTATCAAGAGATTATAGAAATGGACTAAGATGTCAGGCAGATGGCGGATTTAATATTAATACCGATATGCTGGTAAAGACTATAGAGTTCTTTTATACCCCCACCGCATATACCGATAGCGGCCTTATATCCTCATTAGCGGACACAACTTATTTTGCCTCTAACTATTCATGGAGAAACTCTGGAACGGTCTCTAAAACCAATATAGCAGCGATTTACGTTAATGGGGTGAATAAAACCTCTGAGACGGCGGTGGCAAATGTATTTACCTTAAATGAATTACACCACGTACTTATTGTCTATACTGAGCCTATTTCTAATGATATTAAATTTAATTCATCATTATATGGATCAGAAGAGTCTTTATATAAGAATATTATAATCTATCCCACAGCTTTTGATTCTACAAAGGCTTTAAAACACTATAACTTATATATTCAGAATGCAGCAGAGGTAATTTATGCCAATACTTCTGACGTCACCTTGACAGAATCCGCTTTGGATGTATATAATAATGACTGGATATTGGTTCAAAGCAGTTAAATTTGTCATTTGTCTGGACAAAATCTGGACTTTAACCTAAAAGAATGGTAAAATTAATACCTAATGGATATTAAAAGAGTTAAGCAATCGGTAGTAGAAGAAACAACCCTAGGAATTTATGTGTGGGAAGTTGACGGTAAATGGGTTGGCGATGATGATGGTAATTATCTTTCTGTAACCTCCAAAAAAGGAAATAGAGAAAAGATTGAAATGCTTAGGAAAGCCGTTGCCCACTATGGCGTAAATATAGGAGAGCCAAAGTTTTTGGCGGGACGTAGAAAAATTGATGACGAAGAATTTGAGTATCAGCAACAAAGGTTGAAATGGGGTCTAACTCCAGATCCACTAGATATTGGCGAATACAAGGATCAAGTTAGAGCAGCAAAGGGAGCTAGATAAATGGAATTTATAAACGACGAAGAGTCATCAGATCAAATTTTTATATCAAACGATTCCGATTGGATTAAATTTAATAAAAAGCCAGTTGTAGAAAATGATCCATTTAAAATTGAAGGCGCAGAATTAAAAAAAGTTAATGGACTAGGTTCATCATTTAGACGTAAAGTCTCAAGAGATTTACAAAAAAGATTTGTAGGTCAAGACGACACAGGAACACAGCAAAATTTATTAGCACAAGCAGTAACTGGCTATGCGATGTTCGATCTTATTGAGCCTCCATATAATTTAGAATATCTTTCTAGGATTTATGAAATATCTCCATACAACTATGCAGCAATTAATGCAAAGGTTGCAAACATTGTCGGATTAGGATTTTCTTTTGTAGAAACTCGTAAAGCAAACGAAGCACTTGATAGCATTTCAGATGGAAGACAGTTAGAGAGAGCACGTCGTAAATTAAATAAACTTCGTCAGGACCTAGATTCTTGGCTAGAAGAAGTAAATGAAGAAGAAACATTTACAGAAACATTAATTAAAGCTTATGTGGATTTAGAAGCAACAGGAAACGGCTACATCGAAATAGGCAGAACAACTGCTGGCAACATTGGATATATTGGTCATATTCCTGCAAAGACAATGCGGGTACGCAGACTTCGTGACGGCTTTATTCAATTGCTTTATGGCAAGGCAGTATACTTTAGAAACTTTGGAGATCAAGAAACTGAGAATCCAATTGCAGATGGATCAGATCGTCCAAATGAAATTATTCACCTAAAGAAATATACCCCTATGAATAACTATTACGGAATACCAGACATTATTGCAGCACAAAATGCAATGGCAGGTAACGAGTTTGCTGGAAAGTATAACTTAGATTACTTTGAAAACAAAGCAGTCCCAAGATATATCATTACAGTTAAGGGTGCTAAATTAGCTCCAGAGTCAGAACGGAAGTTATTAGAATTTTTCCAAGTAGGACTTAAGGGTAAAAATCACAGATCTCTATACGTACCACTTCCAGCTGATAGCGCAGACTCAAAGGTTGAATTTAAAATGGAACCAATCGAGGCAAACTCTCAAGAGTCTTCATTTAATGTATATCGTAAATCAAATAGAGATGAAATACTTTTGGCTCATAGAGTTCCAATTAGCAAAATCGGATTACCTGAAGGAGTCAATTTGGCTTCAGCTAGAGACTCAGATAAAATGTTTAAAGAGCAGGTATGCCGTCCAGCACAGGATATTTTAGAAAAGAAATTAAATAAAATAGTTGAAGAAAAAACAGATGTGCTATTAATTAAATTTAATGAATTAACCCTGACCGATGAAGATACTCAGTCTAAAATAGACGAGAGATATTTAAGAATGCAGGTAATTACCCCTAATGAAGTTAGAATTAGAAAGGGCATGGTCCCAATCGATGGCGGAGATTCAATTGTTCAATTAAAGCCACAACAGGCTGCTGAGCAAACTGCACAGGCTATGAATTCTCGTCAAAGAACTCAAGATCGGGATGCTAATTCTCCAGATATTTCTGGGGAGGCTAGAAATCCAAAAGGCGAGGGTAGAGTAACCTCTTAATTATTAGGCAACTAGTTATTTGCCTTTTGACGTATACAAGTATAAAATTAAGCATATGAATATTGAAAAATCTAATTGGTCTTCTAATGGCGATAATATTATTTTATCTGTTCCATTCACAAAAGTTAATCGTGAAAAAAGAACAGTTTCTGGATTTGCCACACTAGACAATCTAGATCAAACAGGCGACGTAGTAACAGCAGATGCAAGCCTTAAAGCTTTTGAAAACTTTAGAGGAAATCTCCGTGAGATGCATCAACCAGTTGCAGTGGGCAAGGTAGTTTCTTTTAAACCAGAAACATTTTATGACCCAGCAACAAAAGAATTTTTTAATGGAGTGTATGTAGACGCATATATTTCAAAAGGCGCCCAGGATACTTGGGAAAAGGTTTTAGACGGAACCCTTCAAGGTTTCTCAATTGGCGGTAAAATAATTGAGTCAGACAATGAAGTAAATAAATCAACAGGTAAGACTGTTAGATTTATTAAAGACTATGACTTGATGGAGTTATCAATTGTAGATTCTCCAGCGAATGAATTATGCAGCATTGTTTCAATTCAAAAAGTTAATGGACAGCTAGTATTTAAAGGAATGGCCGCAGAAGTTGTAACAGAAAATATTTTTTACTGTACAGAAAGCGACTCTGTTTTTATTTCAACAGAGAAGACATATGAATCACCAGTAACTGGTAAACCAGCAGAGCTAATCGGTTGGGTAGAAAGTTCAGATGTCAATAAAGGAAAAGAAATAGATAGAATTCTTGCTTCATTTAAGAAGTCAAGATTACCGTTGCCTGCAATACAAACAATTGCAAAACAGGCAAACGCAGAAGGAGGTAATGAAGTGTCAGAAAACACAGAAAACGTAGTTGTAGAAGATGCAGCAGCAGAAGTTGCAGCACCAGAAACAGCCGTAGAAACTCCAGCAGTTGCAGAAGATGCAGCAGTTGAAGAAGCACCTGTAGAGAATACAGTTGCAGACGCTTCTGCCGAAACTCTGGAAAAGGCAGCCGACGTATCAGAAGTTGAGGTTGATGAACCTGATTTTGCAAAGATGCTAGGTGACCTAAAAGGCTTTTTCTCAGAAACTTTAACAAAAGCTTCTGAAGCAAATGCTATTCAGGTTTCAACAATTAAAGATACTGTTGAAACATTTAGCAAGAGCGTTGAAGGCCGAATTTCAGAATTGGCAGAGAAACACACAGCACTAAGTAATGCTGTAACAGAAATACGCAACACCATCAATGGTGTAGAAAAGCGTGTCGATGCAGTAGAATCAGAGACTGCAATTAAGAAGTCCTCAGACCTTGGCGGGTCTCAGGAAGTAACAATTAAAAAATCTAAATGGAACGGTTCTTTCCTCGGTTCCGTACAGGAAATTTTCAATTAAAAAAAGGGTAGGTAAAACTATGAGTAATGAAACATTAGAAAAGGCAGTAGCCGCTAATACTTCCGTAACCACTAACATGACTGGGTCTGCAGTAGCAAACACAGGCGTACATATTGGTTCCGAAGGTGAAGGTGGATTACTTAATCCAGAGCAATCAGCTCGATTCTTAGACTATATGTTCGACGCAACCGTAATTGGTAAAGTTGCACGTACAGTAAGAATGAAGTCTGATACAACTGAAATTGATCGTATGTCCGTAGGCGAGAAGCTTATGAAACTTGCGACAGAAGCAGATGATACCTCAGCAAATGCTGCAGTATCTTTCTCAAAAATTTCTTTGACAACAAAGAAGTTACGCCTAGATTGGGAACTATCAACAGAGTCTCTAGAAGACAATATTGAGGGTCCAGATCTAGAAGACCACATTGCACGCATGATGGCAACACAAGCAGGAAACGATATCGAGGATGTAGTTCTTAACGGAAATACAGCTCTAACATCAGATGCTTTGTACAAGTCATTTGACGGTGTAGTAAAGAAAGCAAAAACAAACGGTCGTGTTGTTGATGCTGGTGGAGCTGCAGTAAGCCGTGCTGTATTTAACAGCGCCCTTAAGGCTATGCCACGTAAGTACAAGCAACGTCGTTCAGACCTTCGCTTTTTAGCAGGATCAAACCTAATTCAGGATTTCCTATATGCTAACAGCATTGGTACAAACCAAACAATTCCACAAGATATTGCTTCAAGCATTATCCGTGGAGCAACAGAGCCACTAGGTGGACCTGCAGGATATGTGGCACCATTCGCATTCGGTATTCCGATTGTTGAAGTTCCACTTCTTCCAGAGGCACAAGATGGTGACTACTCAGGAGAGACTGGTAATCACGGAGATATCCACTTAACATTCCCAAATAACGTAGTTATTGGTGTTAAGCGTGATGTAACTGTTTACCGATTCTTCTGGCCACGTAAGGACTCTATTGAGTACACAATGTATACTCGTGTAGGCGTTCAAATCGAACAAGCTGATGCTTGGGTTGTAGTAAAGAACGTTAAGGTTGCTTCATAAGTAATCTTTAATAATTAAGTTGGGCCTGGCAATAGCCAGGCCCTTCTTATTTTATATTTATATGCCCTTCCCCTTTAATTCCTTTAATGCTATAATAAATATACTTGAACAAAGGAGATTATTGTGTCATTTGAGACATTAAAAATATCTGAACTAAAAAAGGTAGCCGAAGATTTCGGTGTAGGTACAGAAGAATTAAAAAACAAGACTGACATTATTGCTGCACTTTCAGAAGAAGGCGTAACCTGGGCCGTGTATCAAAAAACAATTAAAGACATTGAAGACAATTTAGTGGAAGCTCCAGAGCAACCAGTTAAATTTGATCCGAAGAAAGAACTATCTGAAGATAGCGTTTTAGTCAAAATGACTAGAGCAAACTTTAGATACGACATTATGGGATTTACTTTTACAAAAGAACACCCATTTGTTGCAATGACTAAGGATAAAGCGCAGTCAATTTTTGATAAGGAGGAAGGTTTTAGATTAGCTAACCCAACAGAGGTACAAAGTTTTTATAGCTAATTAAAATCTTAATATGGCAGAGATTTATGTAAACAGTAACACCCCAATTAAAACAAAAATATATTGGGAAGGTGAACTCGTAGAGCCTAGCGGTAACGTAACTGCTGCCATATATGATATTACAGAAGATCCTGCTATTAGTCCAGCAATTCTTCCAACAACTATTTTAACAACACTTACGGCAACAGCTGTAGAAACAGATATAGGAACATATCAGATAGTTCTGCCATTTTCTTATTCTGTAAGAAATAGAAAATTTAAAGTTGTCTGGTCTTATACGGTCAACTCAATTGCTGGAACCCATACTGCATATGTTGATGTTGTAACTCCATATATAAATTTTGGAGACACAATAGATACTTTAAATTTTGGTTCCGATCCAAGCGATCCAAATTATAAAACTTATAGAGAATTGCAAATAGCAGAAAAATATGCACGTAAACTTATTGAAGATTATACCAATCAAGAATTTTATTTATATAATGACACTGAAGTGGTTTATGGAATGAATTCGGATATTCTTCCGCTTCCATATAAAATAAATACAGTTTATAAACTGTATTCAAACGATATTTTATTAATAGACAATAATACAAGTCCAGTTACAAACAACTGGACATATACTCCAATTATTTCAGAAACTGGATTTGGTATTAGAGTAGACAGAACTTACCTAATTGACAATACAGTATATGTTGCTAATGGAATGGTTCCCCCAACAATTAATGATAATATAAACGGCGCTTTTGCAAAAAATGTTAGATATAAAGTAGTTGGAAAATATGGCTGGGACAGAGTTCCAGACAATGTTCAGCAAGCCTGCGTAGAGCTAATGAAAGATTACTTTGCCAAGGACAACATTTGGAAAAATAAATATGTCAAAAACATTCAAACATTTGACTGGCAATTTGAATATGATTCAAACGCATATCGTGGAACAGGAAATGCATATGCAGATCAACTGCTTAATCAATATGTCATAAATGGAATGGTTGTTGTTTAATGCAAGATTTAATCCAGTCAGTTCTACCAATGAAACTGGATGTGTATAGACAGCTAGACGCACAAGATCCAGATACTGGAGCGATCAAAAAAGAATGGTTATTTTATAAAAGCGTGGACTGTCATGCTAAGGGTGTTATAAGCAACTCGGCAACTACCAGAAGTAGCGACAAACAGATATTTAATAATAAATATGTTAACGATCAAATAATTCAAGTTAGAACAGAAGTCAGATTAACAACACGGGAAAAGGTTACAAATATACGTGACATGAGTGGCAACTATATTTGGGTAGAATTAGACTTCCCTACAGAAACTCCTACCGTATTTGAAGTTATGGGCACTACACCATTAACCGACCCATTTGGCAGAGTTATTGGATATAACTCATCTATGAAAAGATCGGAGAACCAGCAAATTGGACTCTAGTGTTATGTTGTTGTCTGCAGCCTCAGGTCTTGAAAGACTTATGATTGGCAGCCGCAGCGATGGCGTTTTAAAAGATAGCAATGTTGCCCAAATATCGGCAGCCCTATATTACCAATCTAATGTTATTGCAAAATTAACAACAAGCACTCAATTTAAAAATAAATTTAAAAAAACTATATATACTCAAATAAATAAAGATTTTGGAGAATATATGGATGCTCAGGCTAGATCAAAACCTAGAAGCTTTCACCATGTTTATGAATGGAAAAAGTCTGGACTTTCTACGGCTAGATTATTTAAATTAAAAATGATAGATACAACAGGAATTTCTTTTAAAATAGATTTTGAATTTACCCCATCTAAATCTGCTGTTCCAACCTCAAAAGGCAGAAGAAGACATGTATTTGTAAGCAAAGCATCTGTGATGGAGGCTGGAATGCCCCTAACAATTGCCCCAAGGGCCGCAGAGCGCCTAGTATTTGAAACTGATACTGGAACAGTGTTTATGCCTAAAGGGGCCTCTGTGACCGTTAAAAGGCCAGGAGGGCCTGGTGTAAAAAATCAATTTACTTTATATTACAGCAGATGGTTTAGTAGCAATTTAGTAAATCTATCAATTAAAAGATCTGGATTCCAACAAATATTTAATTCAGCAATGTCTAAATCACTAAGACTGCCATCATCAATTAAAAAGATTCAATATTCATTCTCCCCAAATTCAATTAGACAAATGGCTGATGCGTCAGTAGAGTCGTCATTTGGAGGGGCAATGATATGACGGCTAATTATAAATTAGACGCAATGCTAGAGCTAAGAAAGTTCCTTTGGAGTAAATTATTAGCAGCATCAATATTTGAAGATACAGAATATTACAGTGATAATATTGGGGATACAGTTATTCCAATTATTCCAATACAGCAGTCGGCGGAAATGAATCAATTTTTAAGCGGGAAAAAGCACATAGTCTATGACAAAATAGGAATGTCTTACGAGGACAATTGGCTCATATGTTGTGAGCAGATATTGTTTACTATATATTCAACAGACGTTTCAGATATAAATGAGATTAGAAACTTTATGACTGATCAATTTAGAAGGATGGACGCCTCGGCAAAAGACGTAAACGGCTTTGCTACCCTATCTAATAAATTCAAATTCCACAGCATTTTTATTGCTGATATCTCTCCAACTGCTCCATCAGAAGAGCTACAGGGATTTTTATCGGCAGATGTAATATTAGAGGTTAAATATTCTCGTATTACAGACACCGTAGGCCGATTTGCGTAATTTGCCTTATAGCCCAAAATGGCCTATTATTGGATATGAGGAAAGAAAAGCCTAGCCAGCTTAGATTTTTTAAATATATATATATATTTAATATAGGAGGAAAATAAACTATGGCACAATCCGTAGGTAATGCTAAAAATATTCTTGTTGGTGCATCTCCATTGTTCTTGTCAACAATTGACGTAAACGATGCAGATTACATTCAGAATGCAGTCCCAGGTGTAGCAATTGCTGCTGGAGCTAATAACGCAGCTATTCCAGCTTTTGCACCATCAGTATCGTACACAGACTCACTAAATGCAGTGGATCAAACAGCAGGAAAGTTTGGATACCGTAACGTTGGTTTTACTAACAATGGTCTTCAGATTACGTACAACCCAACATATGATTCAGTAACCGTAGATCAGTTACTTGATACAGCTAAACTGTTCAAGTCTGCTATGGAGGTTATGATTGCAACAGAAATGTCAGAAGGTACACTCGAGAACATCGTAGCTGTATTTGGACAAAATGCATCATCTCTAACAACAACAGGATCTACAACAACAAAGCAAGACATCCTTGGTCTTGAAGCAGGTTCTTTAGGAGCAGCCCCAACAGAGCGTCAATTAATCGCCGTTGGCCAAGCCCCTACATCATCTTCAACAAGCTCTGAGCGTGTGTACTATGCACGTCGAGTATTGTCTGTACAACAGTCACAATTCTCACTTGCCCGTACCACTCCAACTACATTTCCAGTGACTTTCCGTCTTCTACCAGATGCTAACTATTCTGGCCAAGAATACGGCAAGATTATTGACCGTGTATTAGTAGTATAATAAATTTAATTTATTAATAGGACCCCCAAGAAATTGGGGGTTTTCTATTTGTGTTAGTAATATGGTTTTGTTATAATAATTAAGACTATCCAAGGAGGATATAAATTGGCTACAACCATATATAACGTAGAAGAAATCGAGCTTCAAAATGGAGCTAAGGTTAAGTTAAAACCATTGACAATCAAAGAACTAAGAAAGTTCATGGCTGCAATTCAAAAGACTTCAGAGTCAAAAACAGAAAACGAAACATTAACAATCCTTATTGATGCCTGTGCAGTGGCATTAGAAAAACAATTACCAGATTTGGTAAAAGATCGAGATGCATTAGAAGATGCTCTGGACGTACCCACAATCA